AGTTTCCACCCACTACCTCGATTGTTCCACAACATTCTACAGATATTTCATCTTTATTAATCAGAATAAAAAATTTAGAAGATAGAATAGGTAAAATCGAAAAAACGAATCAATAATATCATAATTGTAATTTAATATGCTATTATTTCAATTGAGACGGTCCAAATACATTTCTGTTTGTATCTATAACTCCTTCAGTTGTAGTGTCACTAAACAAATTGTATTTTTTAGTAAGAATACTGAATAAAGAATTTTCATCATGAACTATAAACTCATTGTGATTTACCGAAAAGCTTGGATATTGATTCAAAAAATGATTGTTACAAAAAGATATATTGTACCACTCATTAATAAACTTTTCTGTATGTTTTGTTTTCTTCAATATAATTGGGTTTGCTTTTCTTTGTTTTGTATGTAAAATTGGGTCATTCTCTTCTATTTCAAGATATTCAAGAAGATCTTTCTTACATCTATTGATTTCGCACATTTTTTCATTTTCATTTCCTCCTTTTACATAGTTTGCAATTAAGTGGTCATGTTCTACTATATCCAATAGTTTTTTTATTTCTTCTTTTTTGCGAATATCAAGCTCATTACCACAATCGCAATACACTATTATATCATCGTATTGTGCAATATCCATTACCTTTTTGATGAGATAGGATTGCCACATTCTGAATCCAAAACGATCTCTATAAACTAAAATAAAAAGATGCTGAGGTTCCCAAAAATCGTGATCTGCTTTTAAATCATTCTCTTTAAATCCAAAAAATTCGTCGAAAATTTCTAAACTTTTTGCTTGTTCAACGATTCGATCGACTGCATCTAAATAATGCATATTTCCACCTCCAAACGTAAGAAAGAAATTTTTGGGTCGATTTCGTATTTTATGAGAACCTTTCCACCAAATGTTCAAATCTTTTCTATCTCCTTTCCACATGTCTGGATATATAACGTTTTTATTCATATTCTGATTTAACCACCCACCCCACCAACTAAACGAACTATTTGCGCCTATACCACCATAATGACACTTACTCATAATATAAAGACAATTAATTTCGTCTTCTTCTACATACACAACTTTTTCTCCAAATATGTTAATATAATCGAGTTTTCGACAATATAATAAGTCATCACTGCATATATGAAATATTGCATCTGGGTGTTTTTCTAATATTATAGCGATTCCTCGTTTGTAATATTCATCGTTCGTAATGTTATATTCTGGATATAACAAATAATCGCCTCTTCTGTAGTGAATAAAAACACCTTTATTCAGATGCGGATATTTATTATTTATATAGATTTCTCTATGAGGTTCTATTGAAAATAATTCCAAAATGTCATTTCTATTGTGAATAAAATAATCTTCATTTTGAAAGTATCCCTGAATCGTAATATCACTAGACAATAATGGAATGTCTAAACGTTTTGTAAAATCATGTTCTGGTTCTTTGAATATATTGCAAGTAGTTGATGTGTTTATGGAACACTTACGAAATACGTTTTCAAAATAATTAATATCCGAATGACCATTTTTCAGAATGTTATTGACATGGAATTCCTTTCGTTGAGTTTTTGCGGTAGTATATCCTGTAGCAACTTGAAACATTTGATTACCTAATCCTGCAAAAATATTAGTAATCAACTTATGCTTTTTTGGTAAATAGTGAAGGTGATTTTGAATTGAATTATCATAAATACCTTTATTTTCAAGACCTCTAGTAGTTTTGTTCAAATAGCAATAATGATTAAATATCATAATACTTTTGTCAACTTTTACATCATTATTTGCTATTTCTGGTATATGTATATTCATTAAAGTTGTATTTTCTGGCACAACAAATGTTTTTTCATGTCCTTTCTCGGTTATAGAATCGGTATGTTCAATATTGAAAAACTCGACACCAGATGTTTTATCTTGAAGAGGGTTGTAAAACCACCTATTTTTCAAGATGAAACTCCCAAAATGAGATCTATCTTTGTTTTTATATTTCATTACATGGCTAAATGCATCATCTATGGTTGAAAATCCTTGAGGATTGACATATTCATCTACATCAAGAAATCCAATGTATTTAGCTTTTCTAAATGCATACAAAGAATGGTTTTGTTGAATTATCTGAGCATGCGATTTATTGTTGACAACATATGGATATGGCCAATCTATAATAATAACAATATCTTTGTCAATATATTTTTTTAGAGTGTCTCGTAAATCATAGTCACATGTATTAATTCGAATATCATCATGAGTTAAAAAATCATTTGTATTTTTTGTTGGTGCATTTTTATTGTCATATATAATAAATCGTGTTACTCCAAGGTTCATATGATACTCTATCCACTGTGGTAAATAATTATCCTCATGTTTTACCAAAGTAGAAATGATAATTTCATTTTCAAAACTAGGATACTTTTTGTATGTTATAGAGTACTCGTCATTCAAAATTTTGATTCTTCTATTCAAACGATGTTCAGTATGTTCATCTATTTTTAAAGGACACTTGAAAATATGAATGTCATTCAAACACGAAGATATTAAAGAAAACTGCATTTTTGTTTCACAGTCAATGATTTTATTTACTTTGTCGTCAGGAAATTTTATAATATATAAAATATTGTTACTGTAAAAGTTACCATAAAAATTTATGGAATCCATAATAAGTAATTTCGAATTTATCTTTCATATTTTTTATTCGTATTTATATTTCTTATTTTATACAAGTGAAGATTTTGAATATTCAAGTGTTTATACACAAGCAAAAAAACTACATAAAAAAAATAATCAAATCATGTAAAATGAAAACAATCGAAATAATGGGTGGTCTTGGTAACCAACTATTTCAGATATTTACTTTGCTGGCATTTTCATATGATTTTGACGAACCCATATTTTTCTCCGAAGAAAATCTGAGACATGGTTGGCGTAAAACAACATATTGGAATACTTTTCTTACTGGACTAATGCCTTTTTTAAGAAAAAATGAAAACACTACATTTATTATGAGAGAACCTGGTTTTAATTACACACCAATACCTCAAGTAAAAAACAAGAATTTCAAACTATTTGGATATTTCCAGTCATATAAATACTTTGATTCTTGGAAAGATGAAATTTTCAACCTTATTCGTCTAGAACACAAAAAAAACGGTGTAAAAAATAAATTGCAAATTCCTTTTGAAAATACAGTAAGCTTACATTTTCGTATAGGGGATTACAAAAAAATACAAGATCATCATCCAATTATGCCCAATAAATATTATTTTGATGCATTAACCGAATTATCTAATAAAACCAACAAAAAAGATTGGAATATAATGTACGTATGCGAAGAGGAAGATCTCTCAGTTGTATCAGAAAGAATAAAAGAATTTGAGAGAATATTTCCATCTATGACATTTGAAAGATTAGATGGCAAACTGCAAGATTGGGAACAAATGTTAGCAATGAGTCTATGCCGACATCATGTTATTGCAAACAGTAGTTTCAGTTGGTTTGGAGCTTATTTCAATACAAGTCAAGATAAACTAGTTTTTTATCCAAGTGTTTGGTTTGGACCATCGCAAGGATATAAAAACATGTGTGATATGTTTATACCAACATGGTTTGAAATAAAAGTATAATTCAGTTTGTCAGTTGCAAATATGGTTAACAATTTAATAAATCCGTAAATCTGTATATATATATATGTATCTATTTCTGGATCATATGGAAATTCTTCAACATTCTTTTGAAATAGTACATCGCGTGAATCACATATTAATAAATACTCGCAATCAAAACTTACATTTTCCATCATTTTCCTATATACTAGAATTCTATATTCATACCAACTTTCGTAATTTGAGCTCTGATAGACTTAAAAAGTATTTATCGAGATTATGACCCAATGAACTTAAAGCATTCGCTGATGTACAATCACTTTTCATCATTACATTATGTTTATTTACAGAAGGGTGATATAATGCAACTTTCTTTTTTATATTTTTATGGTCTAAATATTTTGAAAAAACAAAATCGTCCGATAAAAAGCTATTCTCCCAATTATTTTCTTTTACTTCACTGTAAGATTCGAATACAGGTACCCAGTTTGATAATTCAGAACAAATAAAACTTTTTTTAAGAATGTAACCAAAAGATGCTTCCATCAGTTGTGTATCATTTCCTGGTCGTGTACAATAGTATTGAGAATTTAGAGAAGTAGGGTACAGTAACCCTGACATACATATACATTTTTGTCGAGTTTCATGTTTGAAATTGTCATATAAACATTGGAATAAAAACTTATTGTACTTCGTGTCATCGTCTATAATTATGATGACGTCGTCATCGTCCAAGTTCATATGTAGCAAAGGATACAACTTTGTAATTGGACCATAATCATTTGTGTAGTTGACCTTCAATGTAAATTTGTATGTTCTTGATGTAATTAAGTAATCGATTGGCTCATAAATAGTATTTAAACGGATACTTTTTTTAGGATATTGAATGATAACTACATCTGGAACTAAGGATTGTTCTTCAATTGAAGATAGAATTAAAGGTAAATTATATTTTCTCGATGGCAAACAAGTAAATGACACATACAACATTTTAAGAATATGTATATTTAAAATGTTATTTTTATATTTAATTTCATGTAATGAACGATAATAATTGAATTCTTTTCCTGCATCTTCTTTGTCTGCGTGGTCATCTTCGTCATCTTCATCGTCGTGGAATCCTTCTTCATGAAATATTCTATAGTACGGTGTTGTACTTTTTCTCTCGTCATAAATAGTACGTATCAAACAATACAACTTCGTTTAAATGAGTTTTTATTATAATACAATTATTTATTTATGGTAATCAAATAAACAAATGAATGAATGTGACTTTGGGCAATGAATCACGGCAATGGAATAATTGTATAAATTAATTACATCATATAAATCAAACATCATATATAATATAATGGACAATTACAAAAAAGCAGGGGTTGACATAGAAAAAGGGAATGATTTTGTAAGACGTATTAAAGATGAAGTTGAGAGTACGTATTCACATAACGTTCTAGGAAAACATGGCAATTTCGGAGGCCAATTTCAACATAACAACAGTACATTAGTTGCTTCTACAGACGGTGTAGGGACAAAGGGTATTCTTGTAAAGCAACTTACAGGAAGTTATTATAATTGTGGCCATGATATTGTAAATCACAGTATAAATGATATTTTAGTACAAGGTGCAAAACCACTATTTTTTCTTGATTATATAGCAAGCAGCAAATTAAACATTGAAGATAGTTATAGTTTTGTAAAAGGTTGTTGCGATGCATGTAAAGAAGCAAATTGTGTTGTACTAGGTGGCGAAACAGCAGAAATGCCCTCTGTGTACAAAGACGGTCATATGGATATGGTAGGAACAATTGTAGGTGAAAAAACAATTTATATAGATGAAAAGGGTGTAAAAGAAAATGACATTGCGTTTGGATTACCATCATCTGGACCACAAACAAACGGATATACATTAATCCGAAAAATATTAGAAACACATGAACCACCTCAAAAAATTATAGACGATCTTGTAACACCACATGGGTCTTTTCTACAGCAAGTTATCAAAATTAGCAAATACTTTACAATAACAGGCATGTGTCACATTACTGGAGGAGGACTTACAGAGAATCTCAAACGAATCATACCATCTGATTTACAGCTTAATTTAGATTTTATAAAATACCCTGAATGGTGTATATGGTTACAGAAACATGGAAATATTTCAAATAAGGAAATGCACAAAGTATTCAATTGTGGAATCGGTTTTATTGTTTTTGTAAAACCTATACAAAATTATGAAATATTTAGGAAAATACACATGCCAAAAATGGTCCAATTAGGAAATGTCCATAAAAAATATTATTGATTTGCATTGCTTTATTGCAAGTTATTTTACCAATAACATCCATTTTCAACTAATTTAAAATTGGTTGGTCGATATTCTTTAGGAATATCTGTGATCCAAAATTCATTCGGTTTTATGAAACCGGCATTTTTCTCTCGTTCGCATAAAATACCAAACATTTCTTGGATGTTTCCACCTACATAAATAGCGTCTTTTTTCAAATCATTATCAATACGATGACACAACATATGTCCATATGATCCACAACCTAAAATAGCAATATCAAAATCTTTTTCTTTAATTAAATCGAAAATATAATCTTGAGTTTCAAAGTAGTCTTGATGAGGTCCATCATTGCAAAAACAATAAGGAAATTTTACTGTATCTAAACTTTGTAATTGAGGGAATTTAGGATATATTTTGTAAACATTACCAGAATCGTATTGCTTTTGAATCAAACCATCGAAACTAGAAACAATCAGTACTTTTTTATGTTTCATGAAATCATAAATTTGATCCACTCGGTCATTGAACCTTGTTTCATTTAGCAATTTGAATTTTTTAATTTTGTATACTTGTAAAAAATGTTGTTCATGTTTTTTTAGAAATGCAAAAATATTTGGAGGAAAATAAAATTGTGTCTCTTCACAGTTGCCAATCGCAGTTTCTAATTCATTAATGTATTTTAAAAATTTTGGTGTTATAGCGGTTTTATCAAAATTAAATGGAGTTCCTTTTACATCTTTGTCATAATATCCAGCGGAACTATAGAGCCAATTTGCAAATGACATAAACATACGATCAAATTGCATTTTTATTGTATCTGATTCATATGTATACTTTATGACGTAATAAGATAACAATAAATGAGATTCTGTATTTCCCAATCGAACTATCTTCATTAGAACTATATAATGTACATATAAGAGTAGTATATTTACGTTATTTTATTATTTTGTATTTAATTCATGAAATTCATATATTGCAAAAACTTTTGAAATTAATTAGCTAAACACATTTTTAATAATCATTCGGATTATTTAAAGATATAAATATTCTCATAACCTAACTGAATTGTATTTCCCCTATAATTGTTTCGGTCATACCTTTCAGAGTAAATAAATGTTTGATAGTATCGTAATATTTCCACATGTTACTATATTGTTCTTCATTGATAGAGCTAATCTGATTTTCTAAAACATGTAATTTTGATACATGCACAACTATGCACAATTTATCGTAATCTATTATATTTTGAAAAGGTAGCCAATTTATGTCATCCCATATGTATATTGGAATCGTTCCTAATTGAAAAATTTCGAAAAACCGAAATGACGACCTTCCATATCCTCTTGGTGCTAAGGCAAATTTAGAGTTCACGGTTTTTTCAATAAAAATATTTTGCAAATTGCGATGTACATTAGGTGTCCAACCACCAGAATCAAATAAATCAAACTGTTTTAATACATTAAACATAACTTGACGGACCTTAGAAGTATTACTACCTGTTCTGTTTCCAACAAAAGAACAAAGCAAACTTTTATCAATAAATTTTTTTTTTGTTATTTTTTCCAAAGTTTTATTCGCGTCTTCATATATCAGTGGTATTGGTATATTTCCACTACAAGCACCATACACTGTGGTATTTTTTGGCAATTTTAATAATGGACCATCATCATGCTGCACAACGGTAAAATATCCATCTGGAGAGGGATTTTCATTTACCCAATTGTCAAGAGACTTCTGAAGTTCATAACGTTTCATTTTAAACCAAGGCTCAATCTGAAAATTTGTCCACAATATTGGTATATATTTCTTTTTGAGGTTGACATTATTTTTTTTCATGAACACTAAGAAATGTTCTTCTAAATATAGACCGTTCTTAAATGGTGGATAAGTGTCTTTATTTTTACAATAGAATAATTGACTTAATGCCATCTATAAATAGTATAACAACATATCTTTTATATTTTAATAAATGATGTAAATATTAATTTTAACTTTGACCAGACATTAATTATATTATTACTTTTTTCAAATTAAACTAATAATATTCGGTATTATCTATGGGAGCTTTGTATGATACATTATGAGATTCTTTGTAGGATGAAATCGAAAAATAACATTTCTCGATTTTATCAGAAAAAAATGCAGCACACCAACTTATTGAGCTTCTTGAGCATATTAGGGTTTTTGCTTCTTTCATTATGTAAAAATCAGTCAAAATATCATTTGTTTCAAATATGCTTGTTATTCCCTTGGATTCAAAAAAAATCATCAAAGATTCAATGTATTTCTTTTCATATTCTGTTTGTAAAGAAGAACTTAGAATACAGATATTATCAGTTATGTGTTTTTTATTGAATAAATCATATATGTTTTCGATTGGCAATACCATATTATGTTTTACGTAGTCTTCTAAACGTATATGCAATACAGTGTCATAACGTTTCCTAAAGCTAGAAGGCGTATTTACCAAGTCACGTATATAAAATTTTTGGCGATTTCCATCCCCAGCAAAAATACCATCTGTTATTATGTAATGTTCTTTATTGGAACGTATATAATTCATTATACGTTGTTTATTTTTCTTATAAATATCATCATGTTGATAAAAACCAACCATATTCACAGAATCCTGAATATTAATATTATGTTCGATATATTTTAAAAACATTGCATCATCAAAATTGTATTTTTGTTTTTCTTGTACGCAATATATTCCATCGTTATCCATACATATTATTATGCTAGCCAAGTACCGAAATATTCCATTTCCTAATCTCCCTGTTACCACAAAGTTGACTTTCATTTATAATTAACAAAAGTAATATTAATATATTTGTTTTGATAATTAATATAAAAATATGTTAATGTAGAGTATTATACATGTTTTCATTATGCATACCAACAATGGACAGAATTAATTTTCTAAAAACATATTTACCCAAATACATTAATAATAAACATGTTAATGAAATAATAATTTGCGATGAAAACGGCAATGACTGCAGAGAGATTTCAAGGATTTTTCAAAGCCCAAAGTTGAAGTTACATATTAATGAAAAAAAATTAGGACCTTTTTTAAATAAGATAAAGTGTTGTAGACTAGCATCATCTGAGTGGATTGCTCTAATTGACTCTGATAATTTTGCAGATGAAAAATACTTTGAATCTGCAATTAATTTTATTCAATTAAATAACTGCAATGATAAAACTATATTAGCACCTTCTTTTGCAAAACCAAATTTTGACTTTAGGGTATTTGCAGGCATGACATATAAGAAAGGTTTATTTGATCAAAATAGAGAAAAAGAAAAGAAAATATTAGGTAAAACTACGTGGAGTGAGACGGTGATGAATACAGGAAATTATATTATTCATAGAAACCTCACAAATAACCTAAATATTCAAGATAACATAAATATTATCAACAGTTCATCTGCTTGTGATGTTATTTTGATGAACACCATGTTTTTTCAGCAATTTGATGCGGAAATGCATATTGTAAAAGATATGGAATATGAACATGTTGTACATAACGGAAGTATATATATAAATACCCATGGAAACACAAGGAGTACAATATCTTTTGTACATAATGAATATAGAAAAATGAAATAATATAAATTATTTAATGTATATAATTAAAAAACGTTTATATAAATATAAATAATGTTAATTACATTTGGAGAAATGAAACCGTTTTTTACGAAACCAATATCTGGTATTCTTCATCTAGGGGCACATGAATGTGAAGAATTAAAAAAGTATATGAGTATTGGTGTTTCACCCAATAATATTTATTGGGTAGAAGCAATGTCAAATAAAGTCGCCAAAATGAAATCAATGAATGTTCCTAATGTATTCCAAGGGCTTATTGATGAAGTAGATGGAAAATCCGTTACATTTCATATTACAAACAATGGAGAAAGCTCTTCTATTTTAGAATTCGGTTCTCATGCAAAAAATCATCCACATATACATGTTGTGAATACACAAACAATGACCACAAAACGTCTAGATACATTTATAACGGAAAACAATATTCCCATTGAAAAGATAAACTTTTTGAATTTCGACATTCAGGGAGTAGAATTACGTGCATTAAAATCAATGGAAAAATATTTGCAAAATATTCAGTACATTTACACAGAAATCAATACAGAATATGTGTATAAAGACTGCAATCTTATTGAAGAATTAGATATTTATTTAAAAATGCATGGATTCAAACGCGTTTTAGAAAGAATATACAAACAATATGGTTGGGGGGATGCTTTCTACGTAAAGGTATGAAAACTATATTATTTATACCAGTGAAGATTTGAAATTTCCCATTTCAAATGTTCAAGAATTTATATAACTGATTTTACAATATCATTTCGGATTCCATCCCAGAATTGTTTTCCTCCTTTACCTCCTCTATATGTAACTTGTTTGTCATGTAGGCGATAATTTACAAGACTTTCTTCTAAATTATGCACATAACCATATTTTTTTAGCATGCGAAGTTCTAATTCAAAATCATGAGATAAATCATCATTTCCATGTTTATCTCTCAATGTGTCATTGTAATTTCCCACTTCTATAACTGCACTTTTACGATAACAAACTGTAGGATGGTTTATGAACCAATGACTGGGGGTTGCTTGATATTGTTCCCACGTAATTGATTTATGATTGGAAACTCCAGTAACTTTTTTATCCGTATCGCGAAACATTTGAATTTGCGCACCGCAAATATTCACATTTGGGTTTGAAAGCATATAATCGATTTGTTTCTGAATACGATTCGATGTCATAATATCATCACTATCCATTTTTATAATAATTTCGTTATTACACATGTGTATTCCTCGATTCAAAGTATATCCAATACCTTTGTTACCTTTGTTTTCACTATAAATTACTTTTGTAAATCGCGTACTTCTCTCAAAAAACTCTAATGCCTTCTTCAATAATTCTGTATGGAAAGCATCCGATCCGTCATTGATCCAAACAACTTCCATATGAAAATCTCCAATAGAATGCTTTATTGATTCCAAACATTGTTGTATGTGGTCCATTTTTGTATTATAGCTAGATACGAGTATAGATATGCTCTTATAAGGATCTGATTTCAATGGTGGTAGAAAATTAGGAGGCATATCCAAGTCATTCATAGAGTCATAATTCTTTTTAGTTGATCCCCATTCTTGATGTGAGAATATTTTACCGTGACCACGGTATTCTAGTCCTGTATAATGTTGCGGTAAAAAGAAATAACTTGGTAAAATCGAAATGTCCTTGTATTTATTATTATTATACATTTGTGTAACTAAACCAGGCCCTACCGTTTGCCATGCACGTTTTTTTGTTCGTTTAACATGAACGTCATTTCTTTGAATCCATAAAATACAGTCTTTTACCAAAGGATGTCTTGGAGGAAAACCCATTGCACCTGGTGCTATTAATCCTTTACGACATTGTTCATTTTCCCAAATGGCAAATGCTTTTGTTTCTGTAATCACTTCATTCAAAGGTTCGACACAAATAGAATCTGCATCCAAGAAAATACCACCATAATGATAAAGGATTTCCCAACGCATAATATCTGCTTTACCGTTTATTTCTTCCATATCATCAATTCGGTTTTGACATGAAAAGTGTATGTTTCGTTTTTTGAATTCTTCTTCATTCCAACGGATGTACTCAAATTCTGGATGTTTTGTTTTCCAAGTATCCATAAAATTACTTGGAGGTATTTTAGGCCCTATCCAAAGTTGATGAATAATTTTAGGGATCATTAAAATTATGCAATAATAGTAAAAAAGAGTTTATGTGGTTTTATTATTTGAATTACAAACAAATCTTCAAATATTTATCTACTATTACGTTCCATGAAAATGTATCCAAACCATATGATCGTATATTTTCACGATTATTACGAGATATTTCACGATTTCTATTAATTTCATTTTCAACAAATTCAATGTCATTTAATTTGTTTTCAGGTATGACAGTAATAAATTTTTTTGTTAGATCTAAATTTGCCGAACAGCATTCGCTTATGACAATTCCTAATCCACATAATAATGCTTCTTTCACGACTAAAGGATCGGCTTCACCTTCTGATAGCAAAACTAAATTTCCATAATTTGACAAATTATTGTATAATGCTTCTTTTGTCCACTCTCCTAAATATTGAGAACTAGAACAGTTGAATGGTGAATCTTGATAATTACCTGCAAAATCAATAGAGGAAATATGTTGATATTTGTATTGTCCTTTACGATTCTCAACTTTTGCCAAGTAGATTGATCTTTCTCCTTTACTTGGATTATCGTAGTATTTAAATTTGTCTTCACGAGCACCATTATGCAATACCTCAATAATTGTAGGGGATACTCCATGTTGGATGTATTTGTTCTTTATTTGATCACTAATTGCTAAAATTTTATGCAGGTGCGGTTGGTGATTTACTGCATGTAAGAACTTATTTTGAAAATAATCTACAAATCTTGTTTCGAATTCAGGGTGAGTTATAAATGCAAAATGTGATGTGTATAACACTTTGGATTTTTGAATATACTTTGAAATACCAACGTAGTCATCATACATAATATGGACAATCGTGAAATTATTTGTATTAATATAGTCGATAACGTTATTTAAGTCAGTACTAGATAAAAATTCAACATGAAATCCTTTTTTTTTCAAGTTCTCATAATAATCCCATACAATTGATTCACAAGCCCCCCAACCGATTGGTGGTATTCTAGTGTTTCCTGGTCCAACTAAACAAAATTTCGTTTTTTGAGAGTACATATGATGAAGTAAAAACCATTCATCTACTTCTGATGGTTTATTGTATTTTTTAGCATCTACAATATTGAATAGATGTGGGTACTTGCAATATAAAGATGCCCATATTTGTTGATCACAACCAATAAACTGATTGCATTTCAAATAGTAATCAAACATCTCATAAAATAAGTCATAAATTTTCATTATTGTATCCGCGTTTGAACCAAATATAGATCCGGATAATTGACATTGATTTTGAAATATGACATCTGTTTGTGTAGGCATATCGTCTAATTTATTACCAATATAAGTAATGTCTATTTTTCCTGAAGAAATTAAATCGCAATTTGGAAAATCTGCAATGTATTTTTCCATAATTGAGTTACGAACATTTCCTATATCATTCCATACAAATTTATCACTGCTAAATGGGTTTGACTGTATAGCTTCTCTCATAAAATCAAGTTTTGAATTCCAAATCATATAGCATTCTTTTGTTCGTGATACACGACATTCGGATGGATTTTTCTCTTTGTCAAGTTTCTCTTGTTCATTCCATATATTCTGATATTTTTGGACTATTTTTACATTATGTAATTCTTTAGTAATGATGTGAATACATGCCTTTGTTTCTATAGAATCAAAAAAAGATATTAGATCTGGCGTCGTAAATAAAACCATGTTACCTTGAAAAGAGTTTAATAAATTACGGATCCATTGTTCATAATGGTCATGTGTATGTTTTGAATTAATTTTATAATAACATGTGACTACAGTTGTCATTATAAATAAACAAGATAAATATATTCAATACGTTTTTAAGGTCCATATATATTTCATTTATAATATTCATCAATCATGAATGAATGCAAGAAGTTGATAGAGAATCATAATATGTAATTTTATATAAAAGTAATAAAATATTACATATATCATAAAGAATGCCATTATATAAAAATAATGTTGTGTTTATTCACATTCCAAAAACAGGCGGTACATACATTGAAAAAACATTAAACCAATACGTAGTAGATAATTTATTTGGGTATTCAAATGAACTGAACGCTTATTTACAACATTGCTATTTTTCAGAATATAAACACTTAATAAATAAAACAGGACATTATAACTACTTTTCGATTATACGAAACCCATACGATAGATTATACTCTGCATATAAACAAAAATTCAATGAACTATCAGATAAACATCTTGTAAATATGATGGAATCCGATAATTTTAAAGACTTTGTTATGAATAAGTTAGAAAAATTATTGAGCAATACAAGTGAATATCGAAAGTACAAAGGTAATATAAGACATATATCGAAACAAATCGATTTTCTCGACAAAAATAGTAATATAGTACAGTTGTTCTTATATGAACATATAAGCGATATTAGTGATTATTTAAAAAAATATGATATTTGTGCTACTTTTGTATTTAATAATGAAAATGAATCGTATAAAACACATTACGATGAAGAAATGATTTCAAAAATAGAAAAAATATATGAAGAAGATATTGCTATTTATAATTCTTTATTGCAAAAATAATTATTATGACATCGCTAATAAATCCATTAATACTACTTCCGAATTCATGTCTGGTATTATCTTAAATAATTCTGGTTTTTTCTTCCACAATAGAGTCATTGTCAATTGTTCATTATTGACATTTTCTTTTGAAAGCATTTCTTTTTCAAAAATATTTTTCATTTCATCATCCATTTTACACATTGTATTCTTGTGCCCTCCTAAGAACCCTCCTCTCAATAAATTATCTGATCTCCAAATAAAATTTTCGTCTATTGGAAATGAGTATAAGTCATGGCGCATCTGAACCATGAAACGTTCTTCGCTATTTTCCAATTCTTTAGAAGATACTGGAAATTGCTTTGATAAATCAATATTTTTAAAAAATCGTGATGCTCCAATATCCATCCAGAAAAAATATTCTGTTTTAAATGGATTACTTGCAATTGTTTGTTTTATCCATCCAAACTTACTATGTTGAATTATATTGTATGCAGGTAATACACACTCAACGCGGTTCGGATCAGCAATTTTTTGCTTATAATAATCGCTTTGTAGTATTTTTTCCATACGTGGCAAGTATTTGTAAAACGACAGATCTTGGAGTCTTTGTTCTATTACAATAATAGGATAACATTTTGGTCGATGTGCATGCATAAAATCAACAAATTTTGATTCTGTATATACAATTAAATGACAATTCAATTGTAAAGTTTGTTTAATCCATTTCAGATACTCATCTATACTTCTTCCATCACCTTTTTTCTCACGATTTATATCAAAGAAAGCAGTTACTATTGTTGTATTATTCATATGTCTTTTATTTATAAATAATATATATATTGTTCTATAGAAATATTATAAATGAAGATTGCTCTTATTGGTCCTGGTATCATGCAAATACCCACGTATGGATGGGGCGCCGTGGAAATACTAATATGGGAGTACTATCAACAACTTTCCAAAAAAGGACATGATGTCAGTATTGTTAATAAAATGAGAAATTCAGATCACGAGCAAAAGCAATTGCAAAGTCATTATTGTCAAGAGTTAATAAAAGAAATAAATGATGGTAGTTATGATTTTGTGCATTTTCATTACGACTGTTTATTTCATTTAATACCACATATTAAATGTGCCAATATTGGTTTTACAAGTCATTATCCATATATCAATCAGGTATCAAAACACATTGGAGATGGTTTTTCAGATATATTTGATTTCATGATACATAATGACAAGTATTCTCATTTTGTTTTATCACAAAAAGACATGGAATATCTCATTACATGTGGAGCAAATCCGCAGTATATACATAAATTAGAAAACGGTATTGACATTGATAATATAAATTTTAATGCATCTCCTGGAAGTAATACTATTTATCTGGGTAAAATTACAGATCGTAAAAATCAACATTTATATTGTAACCTTGAGAATATTGATATCATTGGTCCAAGTGATTCTGTAATTGAAATAAAAAATTACAAAGGGACTTGGTCAAGAGCAGATGTGTGCCAAAATCTCACCACCTATGGTAATTTATTATTAATAAGTAATGGAGAAGCAGACCCACTAGTTGTGAAAGAAGCTTTATCAGCAGGTCTTGGTATAGTAATTAATTCTGAATGCGCAAAAAATTTAGAATACAAACCTTTCATTACAATACTTGACAATAACAGAGTTCAAGATTTGGAATATGTTCAAGAAAAATTAGAGGAGAATATGAAAATATCTAATTTTATGAGAGAAGACATTCGTAAATATGCAATAAATAAATTTTCATGGAATGTTCTTATTGAAAAGTATTTATATTGCATCTAAGATTTTAGAAAAACATATTCAAAATAGTCAAATATCTAATTGTACTATGGTACTAACACACAAAAACCTGTATGGTATTGTATGGTATGGTATGGTATGGTATTGTATTGTATGGTATAGTCTGGTATGGTATAGTATGGTATGGTATGGTATGATAGTATGAACGATAGCGTAATTTGTATCATTGAATTAATTAAAAATAGTAGTGTTAGTTTGTAACATTTCAGTCAAACGTATTTAAAACCTATAATCATATAAAGAATGTTTCATTATTTATAATAAATGGTTTATATTATGCAACATAGCACGGATGGTTTCGGTCATCAATTACATGGCTTATTTACTTGTATGATGTTAGAAAACATACGTGGTATAGAATTTGCATGTAATAATTTCTTAACTAAAACATTTAGCTTTGAACATTTAACTTGTGATGTAGAAAAACAACAATGTATAGATTACTTAAAAGAATGTGTTCGATTATTTAAAGAACATTTTCAATGTGATGATATATGCTATGAAAAAGTAATACATAGTCATGAAATATATAAGATTCCAAAAAATCCATTAACGGATACTATTTATTCATTAGATAATGTGTTCTTTATTGATGTAATGAATTTGTCCAAAGATGAAAAACAGCATTTAAAAAAAAATATGAAAATAATTAAAAACTTTTTCGTAAATAAATATTTACCCTCAAATAGGTTGAAACAAAAAAATATCGTATTTCATATTCGTATGGGTGATGCAATGCCTGGAAGGCGAAATTCTATATTAAACTATAATAATTCAGTATTGAGATTAATTGATAGATTAAAAAAAGGATACAGTGATCATATATTGTATTTTCATACTGACGATAATATTGATTTTATAATTAATAATATAAATAATGAAATGAAATATGTGATTCAAGACAAAACAACAAACATTTTGAATGTACTCAGTGATTTTATCCATTCAAATACAATGGTTTCTGCAAATAGTTCATTGTCTAAATGTTCCTTACTTATTCGACAAAAAAATTGTATTATACACGATGATAATACTCATTACGTCCCTGAAAATACAGTGAAAATATCAAATGCATTAATTACCAAATAAAAACACAGACCGATTGTTCGTTTTCATATCATCATAACTTTTATGAGGGCTTATCTTAAATTTTTCTAAAAATTCATGAAAATATATTTTTTTTATATGGATAATTTTACCATATAAATTTTCATGGAATGTTCTTATTGGAAAATATTTACATTGTATCTAAGATTTTAGAAAAACATACATCTCTTTTTCTCTCAAAAACTGCAAAATTGATTTTCATTTCTAAGTATCCATTTCATATATAAACTACGACTCGGTAGCATGGAGCACTTGAATTATACTCGTAAAGTAATCACAATAGTGAAAGATAAATATAGAATACCATCAGAGATAATAGATATGATAATATCTTATTCGCATTATACAAAAAATACATTTCTGGAAACGCTACAAAAACAATTGAATCTTTACTGGATTCTAAAAATGGAAGCCATCCATTACTCTGTTAAGATGCGATATAAAACAGTTTCAATAGTACAAAAATCTCTTCCAGGAAATAAATGGATTATGAAAACCACCTTGTGTACAAAATGCAATGATTACTACGAATTCCGGTTTTACGGTAATTGCAAAGGAAATATTTGTTATTGTGATACCCCCCCACCGATTTCAGGTTCCCATATTCGTCTTGCATCCGAATAGGAGAAAATATAAATGCAAAATTGAAAAACATTTACAGAAAAATTATGGAAAATAAAATAACATTTTAAACTAGTAATAATTCAAATATGAATACGAATACGAATACGAATACTACTACAAATTCTAACACCAGTAGCTCAAGAATAAACAAATACAGACGATTCATACAGGAAATTTCTAATAATTATGGTATAAAGTCTTCTGAATTATCCACTGCAGAAATGATAGAATTATATAAAAATTGGAAAAATAATTCACCTGTAGAATCTACAGTACAAAATACATATGCTTCTATCATACAAGATTATATACAAAAATTGTCCTAGTATTTTATAACCCCAAAATTAGAGCAAATTTATGTTTTTCGCGTATATTTCATCTTAAAATATTATAAACAAAGTATATAGCTCCATAAACAGAATGCCGGATTTAGTAAAAGACCAAGATTTGTATGTTGTGTGTGGTCTTTTTTGTTTTCATGTGTATTTAACATATTCTGATAAGTACTGTCGCGGAATTTCTCTCACAAATGAGTGTTGTTGCTGCCTTCATGAATGTTGCTACATGGAAAGAGAAGCAATGACTTGCTTTGATAAAAAGCCTGATCATATTGCAAGAATTGGCTGTTGTTGTGATGCATGTACGCTAAAATATCCTAATGTTTGTTGTCAACATGTTTCTCATTGTCTCTGTTTAATTTGTTCATGTGCATTACCTACAACAGAAGAAGTACCATGCATTGCATCTTGCTGTTTCTGTACATGTTATCCTAAATGGGCTCATTGCCATACAATTAATCAAGTTACAAATACAAATAAATAAATTATGTAAGCCTCAAAAAATTAGACATTACTTGTTTATTCGAATCAATGTATTGTATAGTCTGCAATTCAGAACGATATTGTTTCTCTTTTATACGCTTTTGTAAAAGCGCTTCTTGCTGTTCTACCATCTTCATTGCTTGTGTTTTTTCCATGGGACGAATATTATTTGTATCTCGAGCTCTTTCATAATCCCCCACAGAATTATATTTAGGAATATTTTGAAAATCAGATTCTTGAACAGAAAAAACTGTTTGATCTTTATGAACTTTTCGTAAATCATCGAATTTTAATTTGCTAAATGGATCACTAGATATATACGCAGTATTATCGTCATCTTCATCATCATAAAAATTATTTCCTTGAGAGAACTGTAATGGTTGAACCCCATTATATTTTACTAAAGTTTGCTGTTGAGTTTTGATTCTATTCAGCGCATCACCCATTTGACTGGTATTCTTGATACTATCATTATAAAGAGCTTCTTCTTCCCTAAACCATTCATTCTTTGATTCATTCGTATCTTTTTTCATATGTTTTTCAAAAAGTTCATTAAAGTTTTTCTGAAAAGATTTTTCCGAAATTTTATTCAAAGATTTTTGGAATTCTTTAGAAGAAATATCCGAACATTCTGCAATATAATCTTTATCTTCTACTTTTTGAGAAACTTTCTGAACATTTTCAAACATCCTAAAAATTACATCAAATGCTTTTTTGTAAAATAAAAAGTATTCTTTAGGCATTTTTGATTTATCTGGATGTGTCATTAACACTTTTTTTTTAGCTTTTTTCAGACTATCTACCGTAATATTATCGACTTCTAAATCAAATAATTCTAAAAGCTCATAAAGAGAATAAGAACGTATATCTAAATTATGTTGTGAAGACATTTTACAATTATCTCCGAAAATTTTGTTGAATGTTTGTCGTATAATTGTTGTATTTTACTAAAATATAAATACATTATTGGAATTATAATATATATGGTTGTCTCTCAAGAAGTTATTGAAAACCGTCAAGATTTAGCATCTTTACTGCAATGTAATACAGATATGGTGATTCTAAAGTTTGGCGCGGAATGGTGCGGACCATGTAAAAAAATTGATCATATAGTACATGAATATATGGAAAGAATGCCTAATACAATGACCTGTATGGTATTAGATATTGATGAATGTTTCGACATTTATGCATACTTGAAGTCAAAAAAAGTAACTCCTAGCATCCCAGTATTATTAGCATACAAAAGTGGTAATACAAATGCTTGCGCACCAGATCATGTTATGATTGGATCAGATGGTGATGTGAAAGGTTTCTTTTCTCAAGCAATAAAATCACACAACGAATTATTATTAAAATAAATATAATTGTAAAAAATATACCGAAAACAATATAGTCTCTCGTTAAAAAAATCATATCAATATATATATTTATGTTGAAACATATATATTCTTACGCTTTATCATTTGCAACAATCACAACTGTTCTTATATATGGAGTTAATTTACCAAAATATATAACACACAATGATGCTCTAGTAAAAGAGTATTATTTTGATAACTTTGAGAGAAATTTGATATTTGATTTTGTGTTGATCGCTATCTATATATGTATTGCTTGTTTTGTTATTAAAAATACAATAAGTGGCAATGTATGGTCAAATGCATTAATGGTTGCTATAACAACGGCAATAATTTCTGGTGCTTTTTGCTTTTACTTTCTCTCAAATACAAAAACATCTTCCTTTTTTAGTAGATGGTTTCACACAGTGAAATATAAAGCAGTATTGTATGATATTTTATTGGTAACATCTGTATTCGTACTATATAAATTATTATACAATAAGATATCATAAAGATAATTTACGTACTTCATTAAACAAAAAGAGTCCATAAAAATTCTTTGAAAAAATATCCAAAATATTGTAAGTAGTATTTTTAGCTGAATATGAAAAACAGAATGCTACTCCGTATAATCCCCAAAAGCTAAACATGAACCAAAATAGCGCTTTATTTATAACATCGTTTTTGACATAGTAATAGTAAATTGCAAAAAATTCAATCAAAAACATTATACTACCTCCTAT